GCTGCCGACCGACAACTACAACGTGTACAACTCGGACTCGTGGTGGTTCGAGGTAGGCGCTGGCGATCTGATGCTGTTCCCGTCAAGCCTCACGCACATGGTTGAGGCCGTGCAGCAGGAGCGGGTATCGTTATCGTTTAACACTTTCCCGGTCGGCTACGTAGGTGAGGAAGAGAGCTTGACCGCATTGCACTTGGAGCATTAAAAATGGCGCACTTTGCCGAGATCGACACCGACCGCAACAACCTCGTTCTTCGAGTCGTCGTGGTGGACAACAAAGACACCGCAGACGCTGATGGCGTTGAGAAAGAGCATATCGGCGCGGCTTACCTTGAGCGCCTCTTGGGCGGTACTTGGAAGCAGACGAGCTACAACGGCAACATTCGCAAAAACTACGCCGGGATCGGGTACACCTACCGCGCAGACATTGATGCGTTCGTGCCGCCAAAGCCTTATCCGTCATGGGTGCTGAATGATGCAGCCCAATGGGAAGCGCCGGTGCCGATGCCGGACGATGAAAAGATGTATTCGTGGGACGAGGATACCCAGTCGTGGGTAGAAGTGCAGACTCCGGCTTCTGAGGCGTGAGATGGAAATGCAAGTTCTCTTCAATATCGTGGTCGGCGTGGCAGCTTTCTTCGGAGGCTGGTCGCTGAATCAGATCACCCGCAGCATCGAGCGACTAGATAAAGACGTTCGTAATATGCCGTTGACTTATGTCACGCAGACGCATTACCAGCGCGATATTGATGAGATCAAAGGCATGCTGGATAAGATCTTCAACAAGCTCGACGAGAAGATGGACAAATGATGGAAACCCTTCTCGGCGGTGTGTTTGGCGGCTTGCTCCGGCTGGCCCCAGAAGCACTCAAGTTCTTTGATCAAAAGAACGAGCGTAGCCACGAACTGCGAATGCTTGAAGCCGAGATGCAGTTTGCCAAAGTTCGTGGCGAAATTGCTATGCGGCAGACCGAAGCCCAGATGACGATGGCCGAGGTTGAGGCCATAGGCGAAGCCTTCAAAGAGCAGTCGGCTACCGCTCGGGCTGCGGGTAGGTGGGTTGCCGCTGTTTCTGCTTTGGTTCGTCCGTTCGTGACATACCTGTTCGTCTTGGCTTATGCCGCCGTCAAGATCGCTGCTTTCCTGATAGCTCTTGAGCAGAACGGTGATTGGAGGCAAGTGCTGGCCTCCATGTGGGGCGTGGACGACATGGCCGTGCTGAATATGATTCTCAGTTTCTGGTTTGTCGGAAGAGTCTATGAGCGGACTCGGTAGGGCAGTTAAAATCGCCGCCGAGTTATGCCGACACTTCGAAGGGTTTAGAAGTAAACCCTACATTTGTCCTGCCGGGTATCCCACCATTGGCTACGGCACGGTCTTCAAGCCAGATGGCACTCGGGTCACCATGGAAGATCCGCCGATTACCAAGCAAGTTGCTGAAGACTGGCTGATACAAGAACTTCGCGACAACTATATCGCTGGAGTTCTCAAGGCATCACCCATTTTAATTGCTCATCCTGATGCTCTGGGAGCCATTGGTGACTTTGCATATAACCTAGGGGTACCTAGGTACAGATCTAGCACCCTGCGTCGGAAAATCAATGTAGGCGACTGGTCGGCGGCTAGAGAGCAACTCATGAGATGGACTAAAGCTGGAGGCAAAGAACTGCCCGGTTTAGTTCGCAGGCGAAAAGCGGAATCCGCTTTTTTATAACACCAGTTTTTCGGAGGATAGATGGCCTTAACGAAGCCAAAATTTCAACCTGGTGTTAACAAGGAAGGCACCGAGTACACCGCTGATGGCGGTTGGTTTGATTCCGATAAGGTGCGATTTCGGCAGGGCAGGCCAGAAAAGATTGGCGGCTGGCAGAAGTATGTAGATCAAATCTTCTTGGGTACCTGCCGATCCATATTCGATTGGGCAACGAATTCGTTTACAATTTACCTCGGATTTGGAACTAACTTTAAGTTCTATGTCAGCGAGGGCAACTCCTACTACGACATCACGCCGATTCGAAAAACCGTTAACCCCATGGCTAACGATCCGTTTACCACGGGGGCTGCAGGATCTTTTGAGGTAACGGTAAACGACACCGGACATGGTGCATCGGTAAATGACTTTGTAACCTTTAGTGGGGCCAGCGGATTCGATGGCATCCCATCTGGCGACATAAACAAAGAACACCAGATCGCTCAGGTAATTGATGCTAATAGCTACAAGATTGTTGTAGCTACACCTTGCACATCGGGGGCGACATCTGGCGGTGGCGCCACTGTAGAAGCTCAGTATCAGATTAACGTGGGTCTTGATGTATACGTCCCTAGCACAGGCTGGGGCGTTAATGCGTGGGGTTCTGGAGCATGGGGTTCTGCCACAGCAATTACCTCCTCTAGCCAGCTTAGACTTTGGTCTCAAGACAACTACGGCAATGACCTGTTGTTCAATGTTCGTGGTGGTGGAATCTATTACTGGGACGAAAGCTCTGGGACATCGGTGCGAGGCGTTTCGCTGTCGGCAGTGTCGGGTGCTTCAGATGCCCCCGCCGCCGCAACCCAAATCATGGTCAGCGAAAGCTCGGCGCAAGTCATCGCCTTTGGCTGCAACCCGATTGGCTCTAGCTCGATTGACCCTTTGTTAGTTAGATGGTCTAGATCAGATAGCGCCGTAGACTGGACCCCCACTTCCACCAACGATGCCGGTGGTCAGTTATTGGGATCTGGGTCATTTATTGTGGCAGCCCAGAAGACCAAGCAAGAAATACTGATCTTTACGGATGCTGGCCTGTACAGCATGCGATATGTGGGTTCGCCATTTGTGTATTCGTTTTCGCTTGTATCCGACTACCATGGATGCATATCGCCAAACTGTGTGGCAGATGCCAACGGTCTGGTGTTCTTCATGGACGAGGGTAACTTCTACGTCTACAACGGGGCAGTTCAGACATTGGATTGCACCGTGCTGAACTATGTCTTTTCTGACATTAACTTGGTTCAGGCATACAAGATATTCGCTGCAACCAACTCCAAGTTCTCAGAGGTGACCTGGTACTACCCATCAAGCAATTCACAAGAAGTGAATCGCTATGTCACCTATAACTACAAAGAGCAGATTTGGTACATCGGAACTCTTGAGCGTACTGCCTATTATGACTCCGCCCTGAAGAACTTCCCGATAGCGGCTGGCAAGGTCAATGGAGCCGGATACCTGTATCAGCACGAAGTGGGCTACGACGCTGATGGCAGCCCATTAGCTGCCTATATTGAGTCTGGCAGTCTTGAGCTAGACCCGGGTCAAAACTTTATGTTTATGTCTAGGGTCATCCCCGACTTTAAATTCCAAGGCACCACCAATTCGAATATGATTAGACTTGTCATTAAGGGCAAGGACTACCCGTTGCAAACTCTGAATGTGAAGTCCACCTCCACCATAGGCTCTTCTACAAACCAAGTGTTTGTCAGAAACCGGATGCGACAGGCAGCGGTTAGGGTGGAAAGCAATGGCTTGGGATATGGCTGGCGGCTAGGTGACCTACGCTTTGACCTTCGCACGGACGGGCAGCGGTAATGGCGGGCAGAATCCCCCTAACGCTGCCTATCGCAGCTCCCACCTATGACAAGTTCAACGAGGCGCTAACTCGTCGCACTTTGGAGCTAGAGATCCAAGAGCTTCGATCCGAGGTGTTTCGGGCCAAGACACAAGGGGATAGCGTCGGAAGCCTTGCGATGAAAAGGTTCCAGTTTATGCCGCTGTACCCATCCCAGAAGCCCAGCAATAATGTGGGTGAGTGGCTGGGTGGCTGGGGAGGATGCTGCTGATGTCATTTCAAAACATCACAGGGCTGAAGCTAGGCCAAGCCGCCATCACCACCAGCTACGCCACGCTCTATACGGCCCCCGCAGGCACTCGCACCTACGTCAAGGGTATGGATATCTGTAACACCACAGGCTCCTCTATTGGCGTGTACGTGTCTTTTGTGCCATCTGCCGGGTCAGCAGGGGCGAGCAATGCCATCTTCTACAATGCAGCATTACCCGCCTACAGCACCCTGCAATGGTGCGGCATGCAGATCTTGAACGCCGGTGACACGATCCAAGTTAAGGCTTCGGCAACCGGCTGCGCCATCACTGCCAGTGGCGGGGAGGCGCTGTGATTTCGGTCTACCCACTTGGGGTGCAGCAGGTTGCATTAGGCGGTACAAACCTCGATGCCTTTGGTCGGCTGCGGGTATCGAACCCCTTTACGCTGTTCGATAGCCAGAACCGATATGGCAAAGACCCCCAGTTCGATGAGGCTTTGACGGGTTCTGGAACCGCCACCTTCTTGGCTAATGAGTCAGCGGTAAAGATGGAGGTGACCTCAGCCTCCGGCGACAAGGTGGTTAGGCAGAGCAAAAGGGTGATGCCCTATCAGCCCGGCAAGAGCCTTTTGGTGCTTGCCACCTTCACCATGGCAGAGGGCGAGGAAAACCTCCAGCAGCGTGTCGGCTATTTTAATGCCGACAATGGGGTGTTCTTCCAGCAGAAAGATGATGTGCTGTCCTTTGTGGTACGCACATATACCAGTGGCTCAGTCAGCGATGCTCGCACCGTTAGCCAGTCAGACTGGAACACCGACAAGCTCGATGGGACTGGATCTAGTGGGATCACCCTAGATGTAACCAAAACCCAGATTTTATTCATGGACTTTGAATGGCTGGGTGTGGGATCAGTTCGCTGCGGATTTGTAATTAACGGGCAGTTCGTGGTAGCCCATGTTTTTCACAATGCAAATGCATTGTCTGAAGTATATATGCAGACTGCGATCCTGCCTGTTCGCTATGAGATCGAAGCCCTTGACACCTTGAGTGGCTCGAAATTCATGAAGCAGATTTGCTCTAGCGTGATGAGTGAGGGCGGGTATGAGCAGGTATCGGCAGAGAGTGTAGCGCGACGCACCACAGAGCTTTCGAGCATTAGTTCAACTTTCCTTCCGCTTATATCGATTAGGCTGGCTTCGGATTCGCTTGGGGCAGTCGTGCTTCCGTATCAGGCCCGTGTTCTTCCTACATCGAACGGCAACTATGAAGTTGTTTTGATCAAAAACGGAACGCTGACCGGGGCGTCATACAACACTACAGCCTTCCCGCATGTTGACTTTGATGTGGCCGCCACAGCAATTAGCGGCGGCACGATTGTGCAGAACAATTACGTGACCGCGACCAATCAGGCGAGGAGCGAGTCTTCCTCAGAGTTTGGGTACAACTTTGATCTGCAGCTGGGCGTCACGATAAGCGGCACGAGCGATGTGTACACCATTGCAGTGCGTGTTTTAAGTGGGACTGGCGATGCCATAGGATCGCTGGCCTTTTACGATCTAACCAAATAAGGAGGAGCCATGGCAGATTCAATTAAAGTGCTGGGCCAGCTTTCTCCTGTAGCTGCCACCCTATCGACGCTGTATACCGTGCCTGCCCAAGCGCAGACCACGGTCAGCAGCATCACTGCCTGTAACACGGGGTCATCCCCAGTCACTATCCGCATCTCTGTAGCAGTGGCTAATGCCGCGGATAACGTCAAGCAGTACATCTACTACGACTATGTGGTTGGGGCTAAAGACACCCTTCTTATCATCATCGGGATGACCTTGAACGAATCGGATGTGGTGAGGGTTTATGCCAGCTCCACTAACGTGGCGTTCAACATATTCGGTGTAGAGACAGCGAGAGAGTAAATAATGCCGAATCAAAACATGCAGGGTATTGCAAGCATCTTGGCTAATCAGGGTCGCAATGGCGACACCATGCTGATGCATGTCACCCCTGACGAGGTGGATTACCTTGCAAGCTTGGGCGGCATTACCGAGAATCCGGCAACAGGGTTGCCAGAGGCATTTAAGTTTAGGGATCTGCTGCCATTCATAGGCTCTGCATTTCTTGGCCCTGCGTTTAGTGCGGCTGGCTTTTCCCCCGGCATATCCAACTTCCTAGCATCCACCGCATCGACCATGCTGGGTGGCGGCAGCCTTGAAAAGGGAATTATGTCGGGGCTTGTATCATCTTCGATTGGTCGTCTTGGGCGTAATCTGGCAGACCTCGGGCCAAATGCGGCAGTGGATGCGGCAACTGGGCAGCCCATTAAAGACACGGGTAGAAAGTTCAACATATTCCAAAAGCCCGAAACGGGAACCTTTGGATCTCGATACTCACAGGCTTTCCAGTCTCCTGAATTTAACCCCGTGCAGATGGCAAAGGCGGCGGGAGAGGCTGGACTAAGCAATGTCTTGGAGCAGTTCCAAAAGCCGGGGGTGATGATTCCATTCACCGTTGGCGCTGGCGAACTTGGCCGAATGAAGGCTGAAGAAAACTACGCAAAGCAATATCAGAATTTGCTTGACGAGCAAGCTGAACGCCGCCGTCGTATTCGGGAGCGTAACCCGCAGATATTACCGCCATCGAATCCGTACTACCGTCCACCTGGCATGGCGCAGGGTGGGGCAGTGGAGCGGAAATTCGATGGCTATTCTTTTGACTTTAACGATCTGTCGAACTTCTTTAACTTGGATTTCCCTGAGCTTCGTGAGTTCATGCAGTCTAGCGCTGGGCAGCAATATGACTCCCCAGCCCCCGCATCAATAGGCGAGATTGCACAGGAGTCTGTTTACTTGCAGCCTTATGCAGGATCAAACAACTATGAAGCGGAAATGGCTGCAGCTAGAGAAGCTGAGCTTATCCGCACGAGAGAGCAGGCCGCCGCTGAAGCTGAGGCTGCTCGCATGGCGGCTATGCAGCAAGAGGCTGAAATGCAGCGTGCTGCAGAGTTGGCTGCCGCTGCAGAGCGTGAAAGGCAGGCGCTTGAAGCGCAGCTGGCTCAGCAAGCGGAAGCGGCAAGGATTGCCGAAGAATCTGCTCGCACCAAAGAGGCAGAAGAGAGAGCAAGACAAGAGGCCCAAAGGATTGCCGAAGAGCAGGCTCGACTGGAAGCGGAGCGTCAGGCAGAGATTCAGCGGCAACAGCAGCTAGAAGCGCAAAGACAAGCAGAGCTGGCCAGAGCCGCTCAACTGGCAGAGCAGGCCCGTCAAGCCGAATTGCAGCTGCAAGCTGAAATGGAAACACAGCGTCAGGCAGAGGCTCAGCGGCAAGCTGAGATGAATGCGTTTAGCCAGACGTCTGCCGCAGAGGAGCCTGCGTACACCCCGTCTCAGGAATACAATGCCCCGCAAGCATTGCCTGCTCGCATGGCTGATGTTCAGCAATCCCCATATATCAATGACGAGCAAATCATTAATAGCTTATTTGTCCCTGGGGCTGACGTTCCTCAAAGCACCGGCATAAATCAAGATGCCCTGCAAGCCCTTGGCGCGCTGTTTAGCATCCCTAAGACTGGCGGCCAAGAGGACGTTGCTAGGCAGTTTCAGCCTGGAGGGATATCCGCTGATCCTAATATGCCGGCTTATTCGCTGCCGGCCAACATTCCGCCTCCAGTTACCCCCGCTGAATTGAACATGACTCAAGAGGAGATGGACGACATTGTTAACAACTTCAGGGGTCTTTACTCCGATGTTGATACCCAAAAGATGGAAGCTGATTTCTTGGCGGGACTGCCGCCAGATCAGAGGGCCGCTGTCGAGCAACTCACGGAACGCCAAACAGGAATGGCAGATACATTCTCCAGTATCCGAGATGCATTAGCGCAAAAAGACTTCAAGACAGCATTTGATATTGCCGTTGCAGCAGATAGAAAATCTGTAGATAGCGGTGACATGAGCTACGGCTTGTTCATCAAGAACCTCATTACAACCAGCGACATCTCAAAGATGACTGGCCCAATGACGGAAGATGACATCAGGGCTTATTACGAAGCGCTGCCTGTTAAGGACGTCTTAGAGTTAATACCAGCCGCAGACAGGGATAACTTTGTCTACAGCTTTGACAAGAACGCCGCCATGCAGCGCGATATTGAGGCGGTAAGAGCGGCAGGAGGCACTGGATATCCGGCTGCAAATGACTACATTTATTCCAAGTCAACCAAGCAAAATCTTACCGTCCCATTGATTGCTGTGGCGCTAGCTTTTGCTGGCGTTCCATTCCAGATTGGCGATGCTATTGCTTCTAGCTCCGCAGGGGCAAAGCTCGGACTTGCCGGCCTCAATAAGGCTGCAACCACTGCGCTGGGATCTGCCGTGATTGGCGCATCTGGATCTGCCTTGCAGGGCGGAAGTTTTGAGGATGCACTGAAAGCTGGACTTATTGCTGGCGGCCTTAGCTTCTTGGCTGAAACGGCCCTTGGCAAAATTAAGGAAGCCTATCAAGACTGGGCATTCGATAACCTGCCAGCAGGCGAGCGAGTTGCCAACACTCTAGTCACTGTCGCTGACCCCAACACGGTCATTGTTCAGGCAGTCAATCAGGCAAGCAGCATTGCTCAATCTGTCGCTCAAGGTGGCGCGCAAGTGGCTGCCCAAAGCATGACAGAGCCTGAGGTGAGGGTAGAGACAGCCCGTGATGTGGCGCAGCCTAGTGTGCCTACTCCGCCTCCCGTTATTCAGACTCCGCTTGATCAGGCAAAAGAGGAAGTGGTGGTAACGGCTCCGCAGCAACCTGTTGCGCAGCCCAATATTCCTATTGTGACCCCGCCTCCGCCCACTCCTGTGGAGAGCGGGCCGCCTCTGGATGAGGTTACGGTGACCGCCGGCCCTGTCGCACAGGATCAATTAGATATACCGGTTGTTACTCCGCCTCCATCGACGAAGCCTGTCATCGAAACCCCATTGGATGGCTTAGAAGAGGTGACGGTCACTGGCGCAAGGGTTCCGCAGCAAGATATCAATGTTCCAGCCCCGCAATTGACGGTAACGGACAGCGAAATTGACTTAACTGGGCCTGATGCTTCGACTGAGGCGGAGGTGGTGATTCGCGGTAGCAAGCCTGGAGATGCAGAGCTAAATATTCCGACTCCGACATTCCCGCTTGAGACTCCATTCCCGCTTCCTCCGGAGCCTGTCATCAACACGCCGAGCGTGCTAGACACGATCAAGGAAAAGGGGCAGGACATCCTCACCGATGCTGCGCTTGCTCAGCTTCTGGCAGCACTGGCTGGCGGCGGGGCCGGGGCTTTGGCCACAGGATCTGGTGGCGCGCCGGCTTATCAAGGCGCCGGCGGTCTGGGCTACATCCCAGAAGGCCAAGAGCGTCGGCACATTGCAGCCCCGGGAGACTACCGACATGGATTCCTGCCTGAGTGGATGTTCTTTGAAAATCTCAACCCGCCTGCTGTTATCGAAACCAGCTACCCAGGAACCACTGGAGGCGGTGGCGGCGGCGGCGGACGCACCGACGAGAGGGATACCACTGAGCAAAAAGCCGCAGGTGGAGCTATTAAATCTTATTCCCCTCGTGGATATCTGGATCTAATCCAAGGCTATGCCAAGGGTGGCGAGATCGAGGATGAAGAAGAGGTCGAAGAGGAAGTGGCCGAGTACTCCGATGCCCCGATGACTGATGGCAGTCGCGGCCTCATCCAGCTCACACAGGCAGCCATCCTAGGGCAGCTGCCGGAAGAGCAGACCGATGACGTCATCCAGAAGTTCATTGACTTGCATGGCAGCAGAGCGTTCCGCGAACTGCGGGAACAGGCGCTGGAGTCGGTGGCAAATGGCAGCCG